ATCGTCGGTCGGCGCCGGTGCGGCGTAGGTAACCGGGCCGCCTCCGGAAGGGGCGACGCCCGTCTTCACCCACAACGCGAACGACGCGAATTCGCTTTTGACCAGACTGGCTAGGGCGACGGCATCCGTGGGGTTGTTGCCCAGCTCGATGTCCGTCGCGCTCAGGCGGATCTGCGCGGCGCTGCCGTCCTTGCCGATGATGACCTTGCCGGCGGCCGCGGCGATGTCCGCGAACATCTTCGCGTCGGGCGCCACCATCGGGATGGCGAAGGGGCTGTCCATCGTGTGTTTGCCGACCCACCCGGGGTCCTGCGCCGTACCGTCGCCCTCGCGCCACACGTCCGTCGAGATGTCCGAGAACAGCACGAGGACGCTGTCGCCGATGGCGACCGGCAGCCAGACGAAGAAACCCCCGCCGCGCATCACGCCCAAGGGGACATCGCTCAGGCTGGGGGCGGGTTCGGTGGCGACGTTGCCGAGTTCGTCGAAGATGGGGTTGTTGACGGCGAGCTGCACGTCGACCGTCTGCTCCGCGGCGTGGACTTTGGTGACCGTCGCGACCGCGACCTTCTTGATCGAGTTCTTGACGACGTCCTTGTGGGCGCCGAACAGCTCTGCATCGGAACGGGGGAGGGGCACTGTATTTATTCTCCGCGAATCAGTACTTGGCCGCTGCGATATGCGCGTACCATTCCTGACCTTGGGTGTTGCCTTCGTAGCGGATCTTCTCGATGCGGAAGCCGCCCTTCACGAATAGGCTGTCCACGTTTATCAGCACCCCCGGGGCGAGGCCGGGGATGAGCAGCGTCGTCATCTCGACGGCGCCTTGGCTGTCGACGCTCGGGCTGTTGACCAGGCCGGTCGCCGACGATACCTCGATGGCCTTCGTCGTGCTTAGCGTCTGCCCGACGTTCAGGAGCTGCAGCTCCCCGTCCTGCACGGACCACTCCAGGCCCGCCGAGCGGCACAAATCCGTCATGCGCTCGGCGCCGTTGCCGAGCAGCGCCGCCCCGTTGACCGACGAGATGGGCGAGCTGCCGGCCGCCAGCGCCTGCTTCAGGTTGCCGTCGCCGATGCCGAGCGCGTCGGTGATCGACTGGAACGCTTGGATCAGTGGCACCTTCGCACCGCGCGTACGGTAGATGCTCCCGGTCGTCGACCCCGGCTGGATCTTCTTGGTCTTCTTGATGCCCTTCGGCCGCGCGATGGTGTCCGACGATTCGATGTGGGTGATGTAGTTAGCCCCCTCGCGCGTCGACCACGCGGCGCGCGCGCCGGCAAAGTAGAGCTGCGACGTCCCCCCGACGTAGCCCGCCTCGAGCAGCACCGTCAGCGCGGAGGCGCCCGAGAGCTGCTGCCGCGATGCCTCGGACAGGTTCATCACCTTGATCGTCGCGACGTTGGGCTCCGTCGGGACGAGGGACTTCTCGATGACGAACTGGATAGCCATGCCCGAGATGTCGAGGCCCGTCGTGTTCTTTTCGTTGAACTGCGCCTGCACCTTCACCGTCGGATCCGTCGGGGACCCCACGGTCAGCTTGACGGCCCGGCCGAAGAGGGTGGTCGAGGTGAGCGCGCTCATGTGCCCCCGCGCGTCACAAACCCTCGACGCCGTCCGGGTTGCGCCAGCTCTCCCCGGCGATGATGTCGGCCTGCTCCATGTAGAGCAGCACCACCCGCTGGTTGATCCCGAGCTCCCCGAGCTTCGCCGGCGAGTCGTCCGGCGAGCTGCACGACAACGCCATCAGGTCCCCGGGCGGCGTGTTGTAGCCGCCGAGACCGAGCATCATGTAGTTCGATACCAGCTTGATCCCCTGCGCGTAGGTGATCTTTCCGTCGGAGGACTGGATCTGCAGGTAGTAGACGGCCTCGCGGCTGTTGTACTGGAACGTCAACAGGTATGACACGCCGTCCAGGATCGTGGCCTGGCTCCAGAAAAGCGCGTCCGTCCGGGTGGGGATGGTGATTATCATAGGCCGCTACCCACCTTGAGGATGCCCTGCTTGTTGGCGTCGAGCTTCGCGAGCGAAACCTTCGGCGCATCGGCGGGGGCCGTCTGCTGCTTGCCGGCGGCGACAGGCGGCGCGGCCCGGGGAATCGACGGGAGCGGCGCGGCGACGATGCCGCTGTAGATGATAATGACCTCGCGCATCTCGAGAGTGAACGTAGCCGAGGTCCCCGTGCCGGGGTTGCGGTGCATGCGCACGCTCTCGAGCACCATGTTCGAGTAGGCCGCGCGCGGGGTGACCGCAGCGAGCAACGTCGCGGTGCTCTGGAGCTGCGTCAGCGTCGCGTACGCCTGGCTGACATAGTCGGTCTCGCCGATGAACTGCTGGACGTTGGCGCCGATCGTGGGGCCAGGGACGCCCCCGCCGAGGAGGTTGCTGATGATCGCCCCCGTGCCGCCCGCGAGGAAGCTCCCCTGGCTCGGCATCGGCAGTTCGAGCGTCACCGGCAATTGCGCCGCATCGGGGGAGGCAATTGGGCTATTCGAGACGAACACCTCGAGCGTGAGCTTGTCGGGCAGCGGGCGGACGTTGTCGACGATGTTCGTCCCCTGCTCGACCGGGTGATCCGTCACGACCGTGCTGCGATCATGCTCCTCGCTCAAGATGGCATCGAACGTCATCGTGCCGAGCGACGTCGGCGGATCGTTGACCGGGTCGCCCCACGTCAGGTACGACGGGGTGACCGGAAGGCGGCCCGTGCCGATCTCGAGGTTGGTCTGGGGCATGGTCAGTCCGCCGTCGAGGGCATGCCCTCAAGGATGGAGGAGTGGGTATTGCGGTTCTGCGTCTCGCCGTTGACCTTGACCTTCGTCGTGACCTGCGGGGGGCCGCCATTGGCGCCGGCGCTGATGTGGTTGGTGACCTGCACGTGGACGGGCGCGGGCGGCGGGGGCAGGTTCAGGCCCGACATATCCCCCGACGGGGCGCCGGGAGCGGGCGGCGCTGGAAGGTTGATGCCGCCCTTGTCATTGACCATCTCGCGAGTGCCCGTGCCTTGCCCGGGTTCCTTGTCGCCGCTGTCGTCGTGGGGTTTCGCCTTCGGCTCGCCTATCGTGTCGACGAGGTCCGAAAGCTTCTTGTAAGCCATCGCGCGTGCGCGCATGCCGTCGTCGATGGCAAGGAGCTGCTTCGTCGCCTGCTCGGAGGTGAGGCTACCGAACAGCCGCTCCGACACGACGATCAGCTCGCGCATGCCCGCTACGGCGTTGTCGATCTTCGAGACGACCGACGTGGTGATCAGCACGCCCCACTTGATGATGTAAGGGAGGATCTCGACGAAGGTGCGCAGGAGGCTCTTGTGGAAGTCGTCGGACGAATTCGTCATGAAGCCGAAGGCTTGTTTGACGTCGTCGAAGGCTGCCACCAGATCGTCGCGGAATTTCTTCGCGGCGCCGGTGCCGCCGAGCCTGTTGAGGAAGTCCCCGAGGACCGAGTCGCCCCCTTCGAGGAACGTGTAGAAGTCGTCGAAGGCGATGTACAACGCCGTGATGATGCCAACGAACACCCCGACGGCCGCGATGATGGGCGCGAGGGACGTGTACATGATGCTGAGCGCCACGACGAACGCCGTGGCCAGGGCGGCGATGGACGCGGCCGCGAACATCAGCGCCGTGCGGAAGCCGTAGGTGTGCTTGCTGAGATAGATGAGGAGCTTGACCGTCTCGGTCCCCTTCTCGACCCACTTCTGCATCGTGGGCATGACCTCCTTGATGATGGCGACCGACACGCTCCGCCACCCGAGGCGCTGCTTCTTGAGAGCCACCTCGAGATCGTGCGAGTCCTGGGCGAACTTCTGATCGAAGCCGCCGCCCATCTCGTCGAGGTCCTCGAATATTTGCTTGAGCTTCTTGCTGCCCTGCTGCAGGATCGGCAGCATCGCCGAGCCGCCGCGCCCGAGCGTGCGCATGACGAACGCGGTGCGCTGCCCTTGCGAGGGGATCTTCTCGAGGCGGTCGGAGAACTTGAGCAGCAGGTCGCTCGTCGTCGTGAGTGGGTCCTGCGCCTCCTTCAGCAGGCCGAGCTGGGAGAACGTCTTGACCGCGCTCTTCGTCCCGAGCTGGGCCTCGCCGATGGCGCGGTTGAAAAACCGGATGGCGACGGCCGTCTCCTGGGTCGTGATGCCCATCTGCTGCGAAGCGTACTCATACTTCTGCAGCTCGTCGGTCGTCATCCCGAGCTTCGCCGCCTGGTTGTACAAGGCGTCGGCCGCCTTGACGTTCTGCTCGACAAAGTTCTCGATGCCGTTGATCAGTGCCCCGACGGCGAGGACCGCGGCCAAGTTCTTCAAGACCTTGCCGAGGCCCTCGGCGCGCTCGACGAGCCGGTCCATCGCGCCGGCGGTTTGGTCCAGCTTGGACTGGCCCGTGACGCCGACGCTGATGGCGACGAATAGGTTGCGGAGGCTCATTTCCGCTCGCTCGCCTCCCGCTCCTCTTTGAATTTCAGGTTGAGCATCTCATTCCCGTCGAGGAGGTCCTGGAAGCTCCACTCCTGTTCGATCTCCGTCAGCTTGCCGGCGCCGGCGAAGACGAGTCGCCAGACGGCGCGGTCGGGCTTGGTGCCATCCCACTCTTCCCCGTCGCCGTCCTCACCGCCGCCGCGAGGGCCCCGGTGTTCAGGCCCAAGCTGTCCAAAAAACTTGCGTAGTTGGTCTCCAACGCGGCCCAGAGCCACTTCACCATCGCGCCGTACCGGCCGGCGAAGTGGTCGTCGAACTGGTCGCCGAGGAGCACCTGCTTGTCGGGCGTCTCCTCTTTCGCGACCATCGTGGTCTTCGCGAAGATGTCGCAGAAATACACGACGTCGTCATCGCTGAGCGACTCGACCAGCTTGGAGATGCCGACGAGCGCCGCCTCGGCGGTGTCGTCGCTCGCCTTGCCGGCGGCGCCAGCGGCGGCCGCCACGGCGCGCATCACGCGCGCGAGGACGAGACGCCCCTGCTTAGCTCCGAGTTGCTGAACGGTGTAGTTGAACCCGTCGATCGTGTGAGTCTTCGCTTCGCGCATAGCTGACCTCCAATTTTAGGGCCGTGGCCCTACCTTGGAGGAAGCTAGGGAAATCGCTCAGATTTCGCGGGACACGATCAGGAGCCCGTGTCGATGCGAACGAGCTCGTCGCACTGCAGTTCCCACTCGCGCATCGTGATCTTGTTGTCGTAGGAGACGTCCGGCGGCTTCGCGATCCAGCAGTTCGCGGCGGTGTACATGCACGTACCGCTGACGCGGTCGCGCACGAGCATCGGGCCGATGTCGGCGCCGTTCGCTGCGAGGATGCCAAGGTTCGACAGCGCGCCGAGCAGGGTGTTGCCGTCGCTCGTGTGCATCAGCTTGAGCTTGATGACGGCGTGGCGGTTGTTCGTCCGGCTCCGGCCGACCTGCCCGTCCGTGCCCACGACGACCTCGTAGTCGGGCGCCGACTGCTCGATGGTCAGGAATTCGCCGTCGGCGAAACCCGAGTCGATGAGCAGGCCCATGAAGACCAGGGTCACCTGCGCGGCGTCGTAGCGCTTGAGGCTCATGAGGTCAGGACCCCGTTGATGGTCGTCGAGTTGATCGCGCCGGCGAGTGTCGCCGCGAAGTTGACCGGCGTGAGCTTCCGCGCCGCCTTATTCGTCGAGCTGATCGTCGACACGGCCGGGAGCGAGACGGTCGGCGCGGGGCTGCTCGAGAGGAAGCCGCTGTCGACGAACTGCTTCAGCGTCCCGACGATGACGGAGCGGTACATGTCGACGCCCGCGTCCGTGAAGGGCACCTTGAGGCTGTTCGCCTGGAGCGCGAGGATGCCGACCTGCATCGTGTTTTTCAGGCTGTCGGTCCCGCGGATGATGTCGATCCATTCGCCGCCGGGGGTCTTGCCGAACTGCGTGAGGTTCAGGCCCGCGAGCGTGGTGTAGACGCTGGCGTTCTTGTTCTCGACGGCGTGGATCTGCGCGGTCGTGAGCACGTCGGCGGGGACGCCGGCGAGGGTCTTGAAGGCCCAGTTCTCGCTGCCGGCCGTCGTCGGGAACATCCGGCCGACCCAGGCGCACGCCGAGTAGCAGAGGAGCTGACTCTGCGCGAACAGACCGCTTGTCCGCTCGTACGCCGAGGCCTTCAGGGCGTACATGACGTCCGTCGTGCTCGCGGGGTCCGCGTTAGCGGTGTCGCTGTTGTTGTAAATGTAGAGATAGGTCTGCGCCTCGACGTTCGCGGCGAGCGCCTCCACCTCGGCGAGCGACTGGCTGTCCGAGAGGATGCCGTAGAAATCCGGGTCCGCAGCCACGACGGCGGCGAGGTCCGTCACGATGCCAGGGTCCGACGTCACATCGGAGAAGGAGCAGTGGACGACATCGGGCTTGATGTCGAGCAACTTGCCCGACGCCATCGTGAGGACGAGGACGTTCGGGGTCGTGGTGTGCGTCGCCGTGAGCCCGCTGATGCTGAGCGCCGTGACGGCCGTGTTGATGGTTGCAACGTCGGTCGCCGGCACGCCAGTCGAGGCGACGGACAGATCGCGCCACGAGCCGCCCGGGGTACGGAGGCTGAACTTGTAAGTGTCCGTCGCACTGGTCGACAGGCACGTGACGTTGAGGACCTGCGTGTACGGCGACGCGCGCCGGCCGATCTTCAGCGCGGGCGGCGCGGGGATCTGGGCGAAGACCGACTGCGCCATCAAGTAGGCGGGGTCCGTGGTGGCGAAGCTGGCGGCAACCTCGGAGAGGCTGCCGTACTCGCGGACGCGATCCGTGTACTTCGTGTGGTACGCGAGCAGGAGAGGCTCGCCGAATCCAGCGAGCGTCGGTCCGGCACCGCTGACGCTGATCGAGATATTCGCTACGTCACTGATCGGCACATCGGATTTTAGGCGCACCCTAAAATTGGGTGTGCTCCGATTTACCGACCTG